AACGTTTTATTAAAATTTAGCCATCAACAAACAATATGACACTCTGTCACTTCTATTTTTATATTTATGACAATATTTGCAAAAAAGCAACTCTGGCATAATTTTTGCAGTATTATATATGTAACGCTAATGTTGCACTAAATTAATTAAATAATAAAAATGATTTTAACAAACAAATTTTTTGATACATTTGACAATGTATTTGATGTATTCCATAAAGCGGATTTTTATGGATCTAACTTTGCTAGTACTGGTGATTTAAAAAACTTAGAACTAGCTTTACCAGGATTTTCTAAAAAAGATATTAATATAGAAATAGATGGATTAGCATTAACTGTCTCAGCAGAGGTTGATGAAGATAAATCAACTAGATATTATAAATCTTTTTCAAAGTCTTATGTTTTACCAACCAATACTAATGTAGAAAACATTTCTGCAAAAATGACAAATGGTTTATTAATTATCGACTTTGGCGGCAAAACTGAATCTAAATCTATTACAATTAAGTAAATTGTTAATAACTTTTGAAAAAAAGCGGTCCAGGATTTTCACGGGTCGCTTTTTTTGTTTATATTAGTATTATAATTAAAACTTAAAAAAATGACAATAGAAAAACAAGTACAAAAAAGCTGGAAAAACAAATCCGATTTAGATTGGGAATTATGTTGCACAATTAACTCAAAAAATCCATTAATTACATGGGGAGAATATTATGAACTAAATAAATTACATGTTGAATTTGAGATGGGTTGTGAGAATTTAGGTTATAAATTTGTATAAGATGACAAGATATACAGTACGCTTATTTATAAATGGTGAGATTATAGACTATTTAAATACAGATAATTGGGATTTAGCCCATGCAATAGAAAGAGAGTTAACAAATAAACACGGCAAAGACAACGTTTCATTATGCGATGCTGAAATAGAATGGATGGTAGGATAATAAATAAAATATGAGAATAGATTATAAAATATTAAAAAAGATAGAAAAAGAATACGGGTCTGATGATTTTCAAGTAGGCCCATCTACTGAAGGAATGTTTGGTAGCATTACACTTAGATTTGGATATTGGGGAAGAGTTCCTTTAGATTCTTTACAAAAGGCAATCGGAGACAGATATGTTGTTGAAGAAATAGAATATGATGATGAAGATACTGGTTGGCTATATCACTACATAATTAAATAGATAAATATAATATTATGAAAGATTATTTTGACAACGAGGATTATGATGATTTGTTTGATGATGAAAACAATAATCGTAGAGGAAGTGAATCATTTAATAGTTTAGATGATTTTAACGAAGCTGATTTTAAAGATTTAATTGAAAAATTAAAAAGGGTTAGAGAAGAACAATTAATTATGGAAAACTATAACAACATTGTAAAACAAGGAGTAGACGTTGAAGGTATTGCCGAATATGGTGAAGATAATTTAAATAGACTAAAACAGACTCTTGATATTATGATTGAGTTTTTTGAAGATAGAGAAGATTATGAAAAATGCCATGATGTTAAATTATTTTCAGATCAAATAAAAGAAATTGAATTTTGAAAACAATAAAAACATTTGAAAGTTTTATTTCTGAAAAGAAAAAGAATAACACTACTACTAAAATAAAAGCTGTAACTAAAAAACAGAAAAAAGCAGTTAAAAAAGTTAAGAAGTTTTTAAAGAAAGATAAAAAAATAACCAGCGACGTTAAAGATGGTAAAGCAGATAGTTCTGATAAAATGAGAAGTATGTTATTTAAATTACAGGCTAAGGGCGCGAAGGTTGATGTGCAAAAGACTGATTTAAAAAAGAAAGAATTAGAAGTTAGATCTAAATTAGATACTATTAGAAAATCTAAAAAGAAAGAAGACGAATGAAATATGTAAAAACATATAACGTGTTTGAACATCAAGGAACTGGTGATTCTACAGGTGAAGATTCTAACTTATATAACATTAGGAATTTTAGAGGTACTATAAAGGACTTTGATGCATATTTTAAATCAAAGATGGGTGAAACAAATCCATATAAAGATAATATAAAAGTAGAAGGGCCACAAATAGATAGTCCACATGAAGGAGAAAAGGATAATAGTTTGCCTTACCAAGATTTTCAAAATGGAAAGTCAGACCTAGTAAAAAACAGATATGGAAAATAATAGACTTACACAAGATCTTTTAAAACAATTAAAGAGAATTGCAGATGCTCTTGAAAAAGGGAACGTATTAACCGAAGCACAAAATAAAAAATCTGAAAAGTTTAATAAGGTGCAAGAAAAGAAGGCAACTTTAGAATTAAAAGATATTCAAGAAAAAAGAAAAGTAGGCCAAGTTACTGAGATTATTAATAAGAAACTTGATCAATCATAGGAGATGAACTACTACAACGTATTAGGCGTAGATAAAGGGGCATCTGATTCTGAAATAAAGAAAGCATATCGTAAAAAAGCAAAGGAGTATCATCCTGATAAAAACGGCGACTCAGAAAAGTTTAAGGAAGTTAGTGAAGCTTATGATGTTTTAGGAGATAAAACTAAGAAGCAAAACTATGATCAATTTGGAGATCCTAAGGGAAGTCCATTTAGTGGAAGGAATCCCTTTGGAGGTAATGGTGGAAATCCCTTTGGTGGCAGTGGAGACTTTGCAGATATGTTTAATGACATATTTGGAAATAGAAGACAGGCTAAAGGCCAAGACTTTAGAGTTAATATGACTATTAGTTTTAATGAAGCCTTTCATGGTTGTCGTAAAGAATTTTCAGTAAATGGACAAAGGCTTGCTATGAATTTTAAACCTGGTATGTTTACTGGTCAAACATTTAGAATTAATGACAAAGGAGGCACTAACCCCTATAACCCTGATGGTCCTAGAGGGGATGTTATCATAAATGTATCTGTTATACAAGATTCTAGATTTGTGTTACAAGGAAGTGATATCTGGACTGAATTAACTCTCAACTGGTGGGACATAATGTTAGGTTGTAAAAGAGAAGTTGAAACACCTGATGGCAAAGTCTTACTTAAAATTCCAGAAAACACATATCCTGGCAGGGTACTGAGGATAGTTGACAAAGGTTTCCCGATATATAATACAACAAACAGAGGAAGTTTGCTTTGTAGAATTAATGGTAAATGGCCAAAACTTACAGAGGAACAACTTGAACATGTTAAAAAAATAAAAGTAAAATGATAGGCGAAAGTCCACTTGGTGAATTTAATGATTTTGAAATGTTTCTAAATATGTTAGTAACTAAACCAATTAATCCTGGTCACGTCTATGAAATGATTTATGATGCTTTAATAAAAGATACTTCATATGCAATATATGGAGGTTATCCAAAGGATTTAAAATTAAAAGCCTTAGATTCTTTAATTAATTGGTTTGAATTAACTGAAGAATTTGAAAAGTGTAAAGAAGTAAAAACTATAAAAGACAAGATATGCTCATAGTAAATGTAAAGAAAGATATAGAAAAGGCGTTAAAGCAATATAAAAGAAAAGTGTTTAAAACTAAACAATCTAAGAAAGTTAGTGCAAGAAGACACCATACTAAAAAATCAGTACTCCGTAGAGAGGAAGTCAAACATGCCCAATACGTTGAAAGAATGTATGGGAATAAAAATAATGACTAATAATATAATCTATTTTTTTTATTAAACAAGGCTGCCAATAAAAGGTGGTTGGAATATATAAATAAAAGTAAGTAAAATGGCGATGGAAGGATATTTATCCAGTGAGGATCACGACAAATTAATGGAAGAGTCATATGAACTGTTAAGTAAAAACCATACTAAATCAGTTAATAGATTCATTGTATATAAAGAAGGAAGCCAGAGTGTTGAGGTACCACATGGTATTGGTCAACGTTCTAAATACATTGACTTGCTTATTAAACACTTTGAAGAAAAAGAGGAATATGAGAAGTGTACAAATCTACAAGAACTTAAAGAGCTTGTTATTATGGCAGGTGACTAAAAAATACCACAATAGATGCAAAAAAGACAAAATGGAAACTCGTTAAAAAAACACATTCAAGAGTCGCTAAAGCGAGTACAGCTTAGACAATCACAACAAGAATATGTAAGAACAGTTAATGAAAATCAAATTATATTTTGTCACGGCCCTGCCGGAACCTCAAAAACCTTTACAGCATGTTATATTGGACTTAAAATGTTTAGTGAAAAACAAATTAAGAGACTTGTACTTTGTAGACCAATGGTTGAAAGTAGCGAGAAACTTGGATTCTTACCAGGTGTATTAGAAGAAAAGATCTCACCATATTTAAAATCTTATAAATCTAATATTGAAAAAATCATAGGTTCTGAAATGACTGAACTTATGTTTGAAAAGAATTTTATTACATTTGAACCACTTGCATATATGAGAGGAGATACCTATGATGATGCATTAATGATTCTTGATGAGGCGCAAAATGCTGAAATGAAAAGCTTAATGCTATTTATAACAAGAATGGGTAAATCTAGTAAATCAATTGTAGCTGGTGATATTAACCAATATGACATTCAAAAAAATAAAGTTAGTATGCCAAAGTTTTATGAAATAATTAAAACTACTAAAGGTGTCAATGAACATGTCTTCACAGAAAAAGATATTGTTAGAGCCAAGATTCTTATTGATATTGTTAAGAAGTATGATGCATGGCGAGATAACGAAGGCAGATAAACATTTTTCATTTTCTTCATATAATAACATATGAATAAAGCAAAACACATTATTTTAAAATCTTACATGAACAAAGAACTTGTTGAGGTAGGATTAGATGAAGCGGGAAGAGGAGCATTGGCTGGACCAGTTGTGGTTGCAGGTGTTATAATGCCAAAAGGATTTACACATCCATTAATTAAAGATTCTAAATTATTAAACGAAGGTCAAAGACGAGAGGCAAGGGCATTGGTGTTAGATAATGCAATTTCATATTCAATTAAAGCAGTTGATGTAGATTATATTGAAAAAACAAATATTTTAAAAGCTACATTATTTGGAATGAAAGAATGTTTAGATGGAATTAAAATAAAAGGAGATCAATTTGATTTTATTCTTGTAGATGGAGATCAATTTCATGGATGGAACGGGCTTCCATTCGAAACAGTAGTCGGCGGTGATAATAAATACACATCAATTGCTGCAGCTTCTATACTTGCAAAAACAAGTAGAGATTTAATTATGAAAAAATTAAACGAAGGCCATGAACAATATGGTTGGAATTCCAATAAAGGTTATGGAACAAGTGCACATCGAAATGCAATTAAACAGGATGGAGCAACTGAACATCATAGAATGAGTTTTATAAGTCACATGCTAACCTCAACCTCGAGTTTGTTTTGAAAAACTTATTAATAGGCATAGGGCTTTATACTTTATCACAGTCACTTGTTTGGTTTCAATCAAATGGTCAATTTATATGGCCATTCTTTAAGAAAAATACTTGGCTTATTGCCTTACTAGGAAGTGGTATTGCATATATGTTTATTAAAGGAACTGGTTATATAGCAGCACATTACGATGGGCAAATTTGGCCAGGAAGATTTATAGGATTTTCAATAGGTATGGTAACTTATTCAATATTTACATATTTTATCATGGGAGAAGGAATGAATTTAAAGACAACAATTTGTTTAATGTTAGCACTTTGTATATTATTAATACAATTATTTTGGAAAATATGAGAGAAACAAAACCCGACGTCGTAGTCGTTTGGAGAAAAAGCGATAGATCAGCAAAAAGATATATGACAATTTTTAAAGACGTTAAAGTAGATGATGTCTTAGAAGAAAAAAGAAAACCTTTATTAGATAATAGCTATGTAATGGATGAGGTTGGAGTTGGCAGTTCATTTATAGATACTTGGCAACATAAATATAAAATTAATAAATATAATACAGTAAAAAAATAAATTAATATGCATCCAATAGATTTAAATTACGTTAGTCATGAAACTAGACACATTGATGAAATGGAAATTAGAGTAAATGAACTAAAAGAAGATAAAAAGAAATATGTAAAGAATCTTGAAGTAAGATTTAGAAAAAACTGTTCTTTAGAAGAAGCACAACGTAGATTAAAAGATCATCTCGATAGAAATCCAAAGGGATTGGAAATGAAAAAACTCAAATCAATGGATTCTACTTTACATCATGTTATTAAGCAATTAGATATTAGAAAAGAAAAACTGGAAAAATTCTGTAATGAGAGAACGATTGAAGGAGAAAGTAATTCTTAATGACCTTTTAAATGAGTTACAGTTCGTAAGAAGAGTAATTCAAAGTTGTAAAACAGGGCACCAATTAGAAATTGCGATTGATTGGATGAATCGCTGGAAACATAGTCGTAAAAAATGGATCGAATCTAAAAGGATGCCATATTTATTAAAAGAGTTTGAAAGTATTGAATTCTTTAAAGAAATAAACAATTTGCAATAATTTCATATAAAATTAAATGTTACAAGCAATCTCAATATATTTACTAATCGGAATCTTAATTAACTTATTAGTAGATTTAATGTATGATTGGATTGGTAGGAGTAACATTGACACTAAATTAATAGACACTAACATGAGTAATGAAAAATGGGATAACTTTACAAAGGTAGTAGTTACTTTATTATGGCCAATATGTATTGTTTATGTGATAATTCAAATTTTTAACGAATATACAAAATGACAAATTACGGATATTGTTGTATCAACAAAACACTTGCCGAACAAGATATTAAAGTCGGCAGAAAAATGATTAAAAAAACCTTTACTGAAAGAGGTATTGAATATGCAGGTCAACTTGCACTCTTAAATGTAAGTGATATGTGTAAGATTATTAAATGGAATAATGAAAATGGCATTAAACTTTATCGTATGTCTTCAAGTATGTTTCCATGGTCCACTGAATATGATTTAAAAGATCTTCCTACATATAATAGAATTAAAGTATTATTACAAGGCGCAGGTCACATGGCTATTGAAGGTGGTCAAAGACTTACATTCCATCCTGGTCATTTTTGTGTATTGGCTAGCATGACTCCTAGGGTAGTATCTTCTGCGATACATGAATTAAATCAACATGGCGAAATCATGGACCTCATGGGTCTCCCAAGAAATCCTAACGCACCTATCAATATACATGTCAATACAACAATGGGTGGCAAGAAAGAAAGTATGGAAAGGTTCTGTAAAATATTTAAAACACTAGATGAAAGCGTAAGATGTAGACTTGTTGTAGAAAATGATGACAAGAAAGCACAATACAGTGTAAAAGATTTGAAAGAAGGAATTTCAGATGTGATTGGATGTCCAGTTATGTTTGATTATCACCATCATTGGTGTTATGAAGATCCAATGCCAGTCAAAGAAGCATTTGAACTTGCAAGATCAACATGGCCAGTAGGAACTAAACAATGTACACACTACAGTTCATGTAAACAAATACATGAAGATAGTTCAGTTATGAATAGAGCACATGCTGATTATATTTATGAAACTATTCCAACATTTGGTTATGATGTAGACGTGGAATTAGAAGCTAAGGCTAAAGAACTTGCATTAATTAAATACTTAGAAGATTTAGCCCATAAAAAATTTTATGAGACTAATACTGGTCAAACCATGGTTGTTTAATTAAAATTGTTAATAACTTTTGAAAAAAAGTGTTAAAAAGTTTTCACGGGTCAAAGATTATAGTTATATTAGTATTATAATTAAAACTTAAAAAAACATGAAAAAAATAGCAATAACAATATTTACATTATTTACACTATCAACAACTGCACAGGATATTTGTAATGCACTAAACATAACTTACACCCAATTTGGGACAAACTCTTTTAGATTATATTCAAATCTAGATAGTGTTAACATGTCGGGGGCTACTTCATTTAGATGGAAAGCATTTCCTGATAGTGTATTCGCACAATTAGATACTGCTAATTATAATTTTAAAACATGGTTAGATAGTACTAATATGAGCTGGGAGAGTGGGGATTCTGTGCCTTTTATACATTTTCTTTACCATAATACTAATCATAGAAAAAAATATGGAGTATTTTTATTTTCTTTTTTAAGAGATGGAGATACATGTGTTATTCCATTTACAATGAGTAGAACTAATAGTCCAATTACTTGGCATATGAATCAAATACCTTCATTTAATACTACAGTAGTTACTCCACCTAGTACTGGGAATCCAAATGGCAATACTACTGGAATTGAAGATTATACTAATACTAATAAAAAATTAGTTGCAGTGTATAATTTAATGGGACAAATTGTAAATCCTGATGAGGTTAACAATCAAGTTTTAATATATCTATATGATGATAGAAGTATTGAAAAGAAGTACAAACAAACAATGTTCTAGATATATTTAAATATTTAAACAAAAAAGGTGGCCTAGGCTGCCTTTTTTATTTTCAAAAATATTAATATATTATAATGATATATAACTAATAACAAAAAAATACTTTAAAATGAATACTAATCAAATATTATCATTCGAAGAGTTTTCAACAAGAGGTACAGATACTGCCACTGCTGAAGCTCCAACAACAGATACTGCCACTGTAGATACTGATACTACTGTTACAGATACTGAAACAACAGACACTGACTCTGAAGAAACAACTGACTCTGAAGAAACAGAAGAAGAAACTACTGATACTGAAGAAACAGAAGAAGAGCCAGTTCACACACACACTCACTCAGCTGCTGAATCTGTTCAAGTAAATGAAGAAGAAGAAACACATACGACAACAGTTGCTGAAATGTACAAGAATATTAAAGAAGCTTGTAAAAATGAAGCAATGGCATATGAAGCTGATGATTATGCAGAACATACAAAAGACACATACATGACTGAAATGGCTACACTTGCTGCTGAAACTGCATGTAATGTTATTCAAGAAATGTATGAAAAAGAAGATTGTACAAAAGAACAATATGAAGCTGCATGTAATTCTATAAAAGAAGCTTATGCTAAAAAATGTAACGAAGCATGTGAAGCATATGGTACTTCTGAGAATGAAAGACCTGAATCTGAGAACGAACCAGTTCAAGGTCCAGAAAATTCAATCATTACTAAAACAGAAGCTTAATGAATAAGATAAAAGAAATCGTTAATGCGTCTTGGTTTAAAGCCGCAATTGCAGGAGGAATAGCAACCCTATTACTATTCCAAGGAGATAAATTCTACGCTGGCATTGCTTACGGTATTGCCATTAGAGAATTCTTATTAGGACTTAAAGTTGAAGGCGGGACTCAACAACTTAATTCTTAATAAATTTATTAACAATTTAAAAACTTTAATCAAGCCATCTATATAATAATAAAGATGGCTTTTTTAATACAAACTAAACAGACATGCCAAAGACACCAATAGAATATACATATATGCAAGTTGCTTATCAATTTGCTAAATTAAGCTATGCTGAAAGAAGGCAAGTTGGATGTATTCTCGTTAAGAATGAACAAGTAATAAGTTTTGGCTATAATGGAACGCCAAGAGGATTTAATAACACTTGTGAATTAGATAACACTACTAAACCTGAAGTGTTACATGCAGAATCTAATGCTATTACTAAAGTTGCCCAATCTACGATGGGGAGTGGCGGGGCGGAACTCTACACTACAACAGCCCCCTGTTTTAGTTGTTCAAAAATAATTATTCAATCTGGTATATCAAGAGTATATTATTCAGAAACATATAGGGATATGTCAGGTATAGAACTATTAGAACAAGCCAATATAGAAGTAATAAGAATAGAACCAATACACATGAATGGATCAAGTAAATAAGATTATAGAACAAGCCTTACAAGAAAAAACTTTTGGTAAAGACTTTAAGTTTAGACAATATCAACGTGAAACAATCACAGCAATCGTTAATCAATATATAGAAGACCCTGAGTCTACAATTGTTATAGATGCTCCAACAGGTACTGGTAAATCAATTATTGCAATGTGGTCCTCATACATCCTTAAAGAACTTGGCAATCAAGGCTACATAGTAACATCGGATAAAACACTACAAGAACAATACGAATATGACTTCTCACAGTATAATACAGGATGGCCCTCAATTCAAGGCATTGACAACTACAACTGTGAAGTGAATGGCCTGCCGTTTAGCCTAGGTGAATGTAAGATGAGAGGCTACTCTTATGGCCAAGCCGAAAGACTACAATGCGCCAGAATGTGCGACTATTTAAACACTCGTAAAAAGGCGATCGATGCGCCAGTTACCCTTGTAAATTATAGTTTCTGGTTAATACAACAAAATTATGTTAATTATAGAATGGCTGTAAGACAAATGGAGAAAGAAGGACATAATACCCTTATTAATGATATGTCCTCGGAACGATATGATGAAATACTAGAGTCATATGATAATTTTTTTCCTTTTAAGAAACGGGACTTTGTTTTCTTTGATGAGGCGCACAAGATAGATGAAATTGTTCAACAACATTTTTCTCCTTCTTTGAAAAAATTTTCCCTATTTAAAACGGGCGCTTTGATTGACTTCATGATGGCTGAAGGAGTTAGAGTCCCAGCAGTTTCTAAAAGTTTTATAGGAGATCTAATGGATGAAATTCTAATAGAAGAAAATAAGGAAAAACTTCTCATTAAACTAGCAAAAGTAAAGGGGTTTTTATGGAGCATTTTAAAAGGTAGAGCAGAATTAAATCAGCGAGCAAAACAAAAGTTTGGAATTGATGTAAATTCAAGTCTTCCAAAGAAATGGCAACGGGCATTTTCACAGCTTGACGGGCTTAAAGATACTCATTGTAAAATTGAAGACTATTTAGAAATTATAGAAACTACAGGCATTGAGTCTATGGTTTTTAATCAAAACCTACATGATGGTGAAATTAAATTAATGTGTTTGAGTGAGGCACATCTAATTAAAAAGCATTTACACAAAAGAGCAGGCTTTAAAGTATTTATGTCAGCAACTATCGGAGAACCTAAAACTTATATGAAAGTAATGGGAATAGACAATGCTAAATTTATCAGACTATCTAATGGATTTACATATGAGAAGTCTCCAATTGTATTTGTTGATAGATGGAAGATGTCAATGCAACATAAACATAAAAGTTTACCGGAAGCTATTAAGATGTTAGATCAAATTTTAGAGAAACATAAAGGGCACAGAGGACTTATTCACACAGGAAGTTATGAATTTAGTCAATATATTAAAGGACACACCTCGAACATTAGAAGGATTATTGAGTATAATAAGAGTAGCGAAAAGAAAGAAGCATTGGTTAAATTTAAGAATACAATGAATGGAGTTATTATGGGTCCATCAATTCTTGAAGGTTTAGATTTTAAAGATGACACTTGTAGGTTTCAAATATTTTTTAAAGTACCCTATCCTTCATTAGGAGATCCATTAACAAGTGCTAAAATAAAGAAATCACCAGGTTGGTATGATTGGAAAACTGGAATAACAATCCAACAAGGTGCAGGTAGAAGTATTAGAAACAAAGAAGATTGGGCAGTTACATATATCTTAGATGCCTGCTTTGGAAATCTGATAAATAAACTAGAATACTTTCCAGATAATTTTAAACAAAGAATTAAGACAATAAAATGACGTATATAAGAACAATCCTACCAGAACCAGATGTATTAAGAAAAATGATAGCAGAACAAGGAGAAGTTACTATTTTTAAAAGATATAAAAAATATGACACTCTACAGGGTTCAGCTGAAAGTACTAAAATCATTAATGAAATACTATACAAACATTACAATAAAAAGAAACCTATAAAACAATAGGTCGTTAAATTTAAACACACATGTCGTTGTTACGTAAACTTTTTCGTAAAAGGGAGTATAATATTAAAAATAAGAATATGTCAGAAGAAAAGACTGCCAATATTTATGTATGGCAAAAATCTGAAAGAATAGGTAAAATAGTAGTTGAGAAAGAAACTAAGGATGGATGGTTATACTTCACAGACGGAAGTAGAATTAATCCAAAATTAGTAGGTGAATTTTTAAGTCAAACAACGTCTATGGAAGATGCAGAAGGTATTGCAAAAATATTAAGTCCAGTTGCTGGAGTTGCACAAGCGGGTACAGAAAGAGGACCGGGTGTTATGGTGCATGAAAATAAACCTAAAAAACCAATAGAAATAATTACAGAAACTAAAAAGGTGGACAGTAATATTAAAGATCCAGAAGATAGTATAGTAGTTGGTATTTTAGAAAAACTTAGTAAAAAGAATAAAACTAATTTTGATATTAGTGTAGGTGTTAATATACCTGGAAAGACTATTTTTAAAGCTTTACAAATGGACATGGAAGAAGAAGAATTAAAAGAAGGCCTAGTGGAGCTTGTAAAAAAACAGATAAATAATCTAGAACAACAATTAAACAAAGAAGTAGAAACTTTTATTCAAAATCAATACTATGAATAGGCAACAAAGAAGAAATGCATATAAGTCTATGGGAATTCTTAAAAACAAGAGCTCTAGACAATTTAATGATCCAGTAAGAAATCAAATTACAGAACAGCTTAGTAGAGAAGGTAAAGAAAAACATAGAGCAATGGTTGAAGCTAATGAAAGGCAATATCATGAGGATATGGAACATAAGCTTGCTGAATATAAAAAGACTCTCGAAGTTACGGGATGGGAAGGTAAAGAAATTGAAAAATTAGCAGAGGCTTGGATGCTTAAGGCAGTTAAAGATAAAGAGAATTATCAACAAGATAAAAAAGATGCTAAAAGATTAACTAAAGAAGCAGAAGCTTTAAAAGCTAAGAGAACTAAGTAATGGTTACAGTAGTATTAGACATAGGAGACAATGGTGTAGTCAAAATTATAGAAGATGACAACTACAATGGAAATGGTGAAGTTAATGTCACTAAAACTCTTTATGTCTTTGATGGAGATCCTGATTATGAAAATAGAATTAAATTTTTAAAAGATCTTTGTTTAGATATTGGGTTAAGTATAGGTAATAAAGATGCTCAGAAAAGACTTAATATAAATCTTCACAAGAAGTCAAAAGACATGTCACTAATGACTAAAAAGGAATTAGAGACGAGTATTATGGCAGCAGGTAGACTTGTGGAGAAGTATAAAAAAGAACTTAAAAAATATGAATCTTAAGGTAGAATGTATATGGTGTAAAACTAAAACTGATTTTAATAGATTTGCAAGAGAAACTAAAAAGTCAGAAGAATATGACAAGTTTAAAAACCAAATAATTTCTTATAATGAAATTGGAGATAGACTTTCTAAGAGTGATCCTTATGGAAATACTCCATCTGAAACTTTAGTTGCTTTACATATACAAAAATTAATACGAAATCTTGTTAATAAAAATAGGAGAGTAGAAGAAGAAGTTGAAGAAGATCAAACTGCAAAGGTTACATATCTTCTTAAAAACTTAAATCAAGAAAATGTACTAAATTTTAAAAACTTTATTAATGAAATAGCTGATGGAGTAGAGTTTGAATTAGTAGTTATTAATAGAGAAGATAAATTAGATCCTAAAGTATTGAGTAAATTCGATAACGTTAGAATTGTAGACAATGATAAGACATAAGATATTTTCAAAAGGTGAAAGAATCCATGCTCTAATACATTCAACAACAAATCCAAATATTTTATTTCCAGTTAGAGGCATGATTTACGATACTAAATTTGATGAGTACAATCCTCAATATCAAATTAAAGTAGATAAAATGTATGATGATATTGCGTTCTTAAAGCGATATTTATTTAAAGGCCGAACTATCCGAAACTTTGATGGTAAAGATAGTAGATGGAAATTTACAAGAACAAGTTATAAAACAACCGATGAGTTTGTACAAAAAGTTTTTAATGGTGATAATTGGGAAGGCTACTTAATTGTAGTTGATAGCGTTTATTGCTGTAGAACAAGAAAAGAACAGGTTGGCTTCTTTAATAAGATACAAACATTTATGATACAAAAGAATCTGAGAGAGCTATACGAGATGACTAGAAGGAAAGAATACAGATATGGTAGATTTTATTATCATACTAAAGATATGTTTAAGAGAGCACTTAAAAAGTTCTTTGGAGAACGATCACCTCAATCAGATAAATGGTGGAATGATTTTCTTGCATCCACTGATATTAGAGATTTAGACAAACACGTCTAAACTTTAAGTGATATATAAATAAAAATAATACTTTTTAATGAGCACATTTACCCATATTTTGGAAGAAGGCCTAAGCGCTGCAGATTTTGTATTCGATGAAATAACAGATGCTGGGGAAGTCATGTATACTAATCTTGTAGATGGCTTAACATCTAAGGCATATAGTGGTATAATAGAAGGTGCTAAAAATAATCCAACTCCTGAAGAAGTACAAAAGGCATTATTTAAAGCTTCAAATCCAGATTTTGACCCCGCACTCGTTAAAGAGGAAGGACTTTATCCTAAATCAAACTTTAAACAGCCTACTACATATTCTGTTAAAAAAGGAGTAGAATCAGACGCAGAGTCAGATGCACCTACTAGTAGAGTTAATAATTGGACTTTATTAAAATATAAAGGGCAAGGAGAAAATCCAGATTATAATAAAGCAATGGTTGGATCAGGTGCAGGAGATTCTGGTTTAGCAATAAACCCTACTGCAAATAACATTATTCAAAGAACTTTTACTAAAGGATCTGCTAGTTTTAGATATTTTCAAAAAGACTTTATATTTTGTGAACATTATGGTAAAGTTACAAATAATCATATGTTAACTTTAAGAAGGTTTCCATTCCCAGTTGAAGATAATATATTAGATCCTAAAAAATATAGCATGCAAGAAAAAAAGGTTGTTGATAATATTCAACCTGCTCTTGCACAGGCCGTAACGTGGATGAGTCCAACTATTGGAAATAGTTTAAATGAGATATTAAAATTTGGAGTTGGTTTTAAATGGAAAGAAACCGAAGCTGAGCTTCAAACTATTGAAAGTAAACCTAGAGATAGAGGCATGGTTGGAGGAATGATTGATAGTATTCCATATTCTCAAAATGCACAAGGTGGTTTAGCAGGAGAGAGTGCAGCAACTACTCATAGAAGAAAGCAACAAGGAGGTGGCTGGGATCCTTTAAAACAAACATATCCTAATCACACATTCGCTCCACTTAACGTTATAAAAAGTATGCAAGTTAGAGATAGTGGTTTAACCTTTGATCAAAGTTTTAGTTTGACATTTAATTATGATTTAAAAGGAATTCCAAATACTTCTCCTAAAATGGCTTTTTTAGATGTTTTAGCTAATTTATTAGTATTGACATATAACAATGCTCCTTTTTGGGGAGGAGCAATTAGATACACAGGAGGTGGAGTTGTTGGTAATTCATTAGGTGATCTTGAAAAATTAAAAAAGGGAGATATTAAAGGTTTTATGGGAAGTGTAATGAAAGATATAGGAGGAACTATAAAAAATGTTGCAGAAGATCTTAAAGGTGCACTCAGTGGAGATAGTAAAATATTAAATAACGTAATCGGTGGAGGATTGATGGATTTATTTGGTGGACCACAAGGTGGACAAGTTGCAGCTGCATTCTTAACAGGAGAATCTACAGGTCAATGGCATTTAACGGTTGGAAATCCATTAAATCCAATTGCTGTAATTGGAAATTTAGGATGTAAGAAAGCTGATTTTCAATTTGATGGACCATTAGGTTATGAAGACTTTCCTACTAAACTAAAAGTTGTAATTGAATTGCAACCTAATAGGCCAAGAGATAAAGCAGATATTGAATCAATGTTTAATGCTGGTAAAGGTAGATTATATTTACCAGAACAAGGAGTATTAGACCCTAGTAATGATACATATGATGTTAGTGCTTATGGTAATAAAGAATTTAAAGGAAGAAGTAAAGAGGCATTTATTAAGAAGGCCGCAAAAACTGCAAACGGATAATGAATTTTAAAACAATATTAGATAAATTAATAGAGGGTGGAAAACTTATTTTAGCTCAACCTACATTTATATTTAAAGATGATGAGGTTCCATTTAGTGAATATGTTGTCAAAAATACAGATGCTGGTAGAATTGATTTAATAGCTGAGGAATATTATGGAAGTGCTGTTGATTTAGAAAGTATTTTAAAATTTAATGGAATATCTGATCCGTTTTCAATTAACGAAGGTGATGTTTTAAAAATGCCAATAGATGATGCTGTTATTAAAAAATTAGAAAGGCCTAGCATTGCAATAAGTAATATAGTTAGACAAGAATTTATAGATGGTAAGAAATTAACTAAAAAAGATAAAAGAAGAATTGATTTTCTTAAAAAGAAATATAATCTTAAAGAAGTACTCCCACCTAATATGTTAAAGTCTGGATTTAAAAACTTTGAATTAAGGAAAGAAGAAGGTGAAGATGTCATTAAGATGGGAATGGGTGTATCTACTCCAGAATCTTCATTTTCTGCACCTAAGAAGAAAGCCAAGAAAGTTTCAGTTAATGAGTCTGAAGCTGATTCAATTTCTAAAAAAATTAAAAGCGGTGCTAATGAAGAATTAACAGATGCTGAAATTGCAAAATTAGAAAATAGTGGAATTAAATCTTCTAATATTTCTAAAAAGGCGTCTAAGTTAGCTACTACATTTGATGGAAAAGAAATAGGAAACCGAGGAAATACTTCTTCTAATTTCACAGCCAATACGTCAGATGCATTAGACGATGACGGTAACAAGGTAGGAAACCAATCAGTAACTCAATCTGAACAAATTGAAGGTGATAAAGTTACAAAAACTGTCACAAAAACTATTGTAAAACCAGATGGCTCTTCTGAAACTACTCAAACTGTTACTTTTTCTAAATACGAATCTAAATAATTTAGATAAATAATATAATGGAGTTAAATAATAATATACTATCACTAATAGAGCCTAAAATTAGACCAACTGATGTTGAGTTAAAGGGAGGAACTGAATCCGGCGAAGGTGATAAAACTTCTAAGTCATTTGGTACAGATTTACCTAGAATAACAATTAATAATTACTTATTTGAAGAAGGAGATTTAATATCTTTTAAACTTAATACTGGAATTACTAAAAAATATCCAACCGTTAATGTTACTGTTATTGATACAGGTGGAACATTTGACATTGATCAATTTCCTAGAGACGGAGATGTAATTACAGTTTATATTAATTCTAAAAACACAGATACTTTTAAAAGTATTCACATGGATTTTAATATTACATCAATATCTTCACCTCCTAAAGGTTTACCAAATAGTCTTAAACAATATAGTTTTCAGGGCACATGTAAAGTACCAGGTTTATTTAGTGAAGATTGTGTTGCATATACTGAAAACACAAGTTTAGGTCACTTAGAAGAAATTGCTACTAATTTAGAACTAGGTTTAGCATCAAACATTGACTCTACAGATGATACTCAAAATAGGCTACAGGCTTATACAACTACATTAGATTATATTAAAGAAACTGTTAATTCCTCTTATATAGATGAAGAAAGTTTTCAAACATTTTACATTGATCAATACTACAATTTAAACTTTGTAGAGATGAATAGAATTTTTAATTCTGAAAATGTAAGTCTTGAGAGCATGCAAAGTAATTTTGCTTCTTTAGCAAAAAGTTTTAGTCAAGAGGCAGGAGTAGAAGATAATACAGACAATATAGAGAATAAATTAATGTTAACTAATAACACGCAATTTGATAAAAGCAATGTTAAAATATCTCAATTTGCATTAAAAAATAATTCAAGTAAAATATCATTATTGAATGGTTATAGAAGAGTACTTCAAATGTGGGATGAATTAGAAGATAGTGAACCTACTGCATGGGATACTGAGCGTTTAGTTGAGTTTGATGTTGAGGCGTATACTAGTAAAAATATTAGAGACGTTGAAGAACCTTTAAAAGGTAGGAGAGGTGAGACAGAATATGATAATCATTCTAAATATAAATGGGTAGGTAGAATGCAAGATTATTCTTTAGAAGGAAATGTACACCTTAATCATAAGTATTCTATATTAAATAATTGGCAAAATTTACAGGAACTTGAAAAAATAAAACTAGTCGTAGAATTAGATTCTTTTAACCCAAGCTTATATGTATGTCAAAAAATACCAGTAATGATGTACACTTATGATGAGATACAATCTGCAGCTGCTACCAAAACCCAAACAGGTTTAAAAGATAAAGGTGTAAAAACAGATGATAAAGCTTTTCCTAGTAAAACTGAAGAAGTTGAGGCTACAGAAGCTCCAGTAAGACAAGATGATTTTACATCTGGTCATTATGTTATCGGCGGAATAGAATATATATACTCAGACGGCGATCAAGCCTTAACTCAGCGATTAACTCTTTTAAGGAGGGAATGGCCAACAAGAGCAAATAATTTATAAGAAATGGGTCTATTAGGAAATAAAAACAAATTTGCAAAAGCTAAAGGTAGAAGTGCTCATCCTTATGGTGATCCTACATTTCTTAGTTTCTTTTTAATGTTCGATTGGTATAGCCCAAAATCACCTTTGTTTAATGGTGATGCAACTAATTTTTTAAGAAATGTTATAGGAGATAACAATAGAGCAGATCAACTTGAAAAATTTAAAAAGTATTTAAAGAGAATAAATCAAGAAATGCCATGGTTTTGGCAATCAATTACTGGTTTAAATGCAGCATATGACTATGGTAAAATGGATGACGCTCTAGTATTTAAAGAAGGCGCAGAAATTGAAATAGGTTGTTTAGAAACTTTAGACTTTACAATGGCTGGTATTTTTAATATGTATCAATCAATTGTATTAGACACTGAAAGGTATGTACAAGTTTTACCAGATAATTTATGTTATTTTAATGTTTACGTACATGTGCAAGAAATAAGAAATTTTGTGCCATTTATTGGAAGTGGAAGTGCTGTAGAAAGAGCAATGGCAGGTATTGAAAAGGCAAAAGGAGCTGCAAGTTCCTTAGCAGCGTTTAAAGCTGGAGACGCAGCAGACAGAAAAAAATTAATAGAAGATAACAAGGATGGTGTTTTAGGCAAAATACAAGACAGACTTAATTCTGACCAACTTGATTGGAAGTCAAAGGGATTAGGACCTAGATTTATAACTAAATTAGGAAAATGTAAGTTTAGTTATAATAATGGAATGGATATGTTTAGTGAGATAAGTAATGCTGAATTAGGAAGCCCTGTGCAACACAAATTAAAATTTAAATTTCATACAAGTAAAGTTCATGAATTTGAATATTTAACAGGTTTTAATCATGTAGATCCTGATCCTCTTAGTCCATTTAATAATGACATATTAAATGATTTAGCAAATGATGCTGTAAATCAATTAGTTACTAAAGGAACTGCATTTGCTAAAGGAAAACTTGAAGACTTTAAAAATAAACTATTATTAGGAAACGTATACGGTGCTAATGCTCTTTCTAAAATACAAGATGTTTTTAATTCAGGTTCTATAAATGCTATAGTACCTTTAGTAAAAGGAGAAGATCCAAAAGGAGAGCCCGAAAACGTTGGAAGACCTATAGGTGACAATGTTCACCCTGTACTTCCAGCTGACGAAGTTGCATTAGAATCTACTAAAATTTACGAAGATACTCCAGAAGAACAGCCATTAACAAGTACTAATACAATGCCAATCGCAAGCCCGGAAGTGCCATTAGAATCTACTAGAATTTATGATGATGCTCCGGAAGAAGGCACATTGAATAGTACTAGAATTTATGATGATGCTCCACCTGAAAGTCCATTAGAAAATAGCAATGTTTATGAGTAAACGTGGTAATAAAACTCAATTAAGAATTTTAGAATTTGCAAGAAACATAGTGTGTGGAAAGGTAATGGATTCACCAGAAGATATTCAATTTTATTTAAACTATAGAGTAGAAATCGAAGAAACTCTAAGAAATTGGTCAGAAGATTAACAGAATATATAATATATGAAGGCTGAAGAATTATATAAAGATAATTTAAGGGATACTCATTGGTTGGGAAAGGTTGTTGATACAGCTGATCCTTTAATTGAAGGTAGATGTCGAGTGATGGTATATGGTAAGTTTGATAAAATACCAACTGAATCAATTCCATGGGCAACATCTTCTAATAGTAATATGATAGGTAGTTATTCTACTCCAAAATTAGGAGATATTGTTTCTGTTAACTTTGATAATGGAGATATTTACCATCCTGAATATACTTATACAATTAACAGCAAAGATAGAAATACATTTAAAACAGAAATATTAGAAGCGCTAGGAGCTGAGGAAGCTGTTAAAGCACAATCAATTGTATATGATGTTGATAATAAATTTAGAATCTATTATGAACCAAATGAAGGTTTAATAGTTTCAATGGGTGATGGAATTAAAACAGAGCCTTTTATAAATGTAAAACAAAC